AGCTTGTCAGAGGGTATGTTATTTTATGCATCGTCTTTGACGATATCTCGATTGTCAAAATGCTGTGTTCTCACCACTCTCTGAGTGGCAACTGATGAACTAACAGTTTATAGCTTTAGCTATAGTATTGATATCACTACCTTTATTGCATTTATGGTGTAAACACCATGCCATGCCTACTTCACCTTGCATCACATGACGCCTTGCGACCACCGCATGCATTATACATCGGGGTGGGGCGAGGGCCAGTGGGGGTGCGGGCGTATATATGCATGAATAACTACACAGATCAGTAAAATGAAGTGTTAACCACTAGAATTACTTACAATACATATACACCTTGCGTTACACAGATGCGTGTTTCTTACCGTTCCTAGTACAGGGGCAGGACGGCATCTTATGTAACACAATTAATGTATCCTTAATATCACATATGTTAATTACTTTTATGCTATATGTATTTTATGCTTGACACGATTTGAAATATGTGTATAATAGTACCATACACTTTAAATGTTACACTAAAGTGTTTTCTATATATTTCCTTAAAAAATCACTTATCTAAAAAAACTTTGATATCACCTAAGTGATACAGTTAAGTGTATCACTATAGTGAGTATCTCTGTATTATTATATTATAATAAGGTATTGACATTTGTGTTTAAATCAGTAAAACTATATCCTGAAGCGGAGGAACCTGTATTAGAAATCTTCTATGAGGCTCTTCGTACCAATAAGCTTCACAAAATTCATTTACCCCATAGCTCTGTGTTCTATGTACGTGCTGCAATAGAAGCGGATACGGGTGTTCGTTATTCTTTGGCACATGTAGAACGTGCTATGAAACAGGAAGGATTTGTATAATGCCAAGCCATTATGATAAGCCATTACCAAAAAGAAAACCTGCAGTGCCATCTCGTGCTATACGTGGGGATGCACCTACTCGTGGTATGAACCCTGCTGAAATTGAAGCTGCTCTTGAGGCTGGTGAAATAACAGAAAAAGAAGCTATGAATATGATGAAAAACCTTCAACGTATGCAGAAAGCAAATAAAATGGCAAAGGGTGGTTTTCCCGATCATAACAAAGACAATGAAATAACACAAGCAGATGTTCTTATGGCTAGGGGAGCTATTCCAAAACCTACAAAAGCAGCATACGGTGGCATGATGAAGCCAAAGAAACCAGAGATGATGGGTGGCGGCATGAAGAAAAAGCGCAATGCGAACATAGACTATCGTAAGGGTGGCATGGTGTACAGTACTAAAGTTAAAAAAGGTTAGAATTATGGTACTTAAAACATTAGGAACACAAGCAGCCAAAGCATTAAAAAGAAAAAAACCAAAACAACGACAAACAGTTAAAAGCCGAGACGCACGACGAAAAGAAGCATTAGAAAGAAAACTTAAAGCTAGAGACAACGAAACTCCTCCCGCTACTCAACGGATATTTGGAAGAAGGGGTGCTGGAGCACGATCTATCGATGAGATAGAAAATACAAGGATTGATTCAGAAACAGGTGGTTCCGTAGATGATGCTAGAGAAGTAGGAACAAGAGGTGAAAAGGTTACTCTAGATACACGTGGTCCTCGTACACGTGGTTATGTAGAGGATCAAGCAGGTGGTCGCACAGGTGCTGCAAGAGCACGAAGGTATTTAGCTTTAAAAAATAAAGTTGATGGCGGTACGGCAACAAGAGCAGAACGCCTTGAATTTATGCGTATGGCTTTTGCTGATGCTGATGCATTTACTCGTCAACAAGGAAGAAATATTAAATCTCGACAAGCAAAATCTACTGCTGGAAGATTATCTGCAAGGCAACGTGAAAATGCTGTACAAAAATTTTATAACACAGGAGAAATTGTAGAAGGTTTTGAGCCTACACCTAATCAAATAAAAATTGCAAAGCAAAATGCTAAACGACGAAAAGAATTAGCTAGTGATGGTGATGATACAGAAGCTATTTTGGCAGGTATGGCAGAGCGAGATGCTGCAAGAACTCAGCCACCAGCACGTAAACCTCTAAGTGGTATTAGAGCCGAAGACGCTGGTGGTATGAAAGATGGTGGCCTAACTCGTAAAAAACGAAAGATAGCAGAAGCATATAAAGAGTACATGAAGACAAGTGCAGTTAAAAAACGAAAGAAAAATGTAAAAAATACAGCATCTGCAAAGCGAAAACGAATTACAGCAAATATTATGTCTGCTGCAAAGGGTGGCATGGCAGGTAAGAAACCTCGTAATGCTAACATAGACTACCGTAAAGGTGGTATGTTCTACGTAGGTGGTACGTCAGCTAAAGTTACACCTATTAATAAAGGTAAAAAGTAATGCCCGTAGTTACTGTTGCAGGAAAAAAGAAACATCTTAAGTATCCTGCTAACTGGAGCAAAATGTCTGCAAAGCAAAAGGCTGCGTGGATCAGAGGTAAAAAAGCAAAGATGACAAAGAAAGCATGAAGTTTACAAATACATATACTATTAGAAAACGTAGAACACGTAGGAATAAACCAAAAGGTTTGAGGCACAGAAAAAAATTAGGACCAAAATCATCCTTGCGTATACATAAATAATATAATGAATGACAAAAAATGCCACCAACTTAGATGATAATACAAGATTTGCGATGCCAGTTCGCAATCTTATTACCATTGTATCAGCAGTAGCTGTAGGTGTGTGGGCTTGGTTTGGAGTACAGGAAAGATTAAATATAGTAGAAACTCAACAGATACTAGTTCAATCTGATCTGGAAAAAAATACTGAGTTTCGTATTAAATGGCCTAGAGGAGAGTTAGGTTCTCTTCCTGCTGATAGTGAACAGTTTATGTTAATTGAGCACTTGTCTTCAGAATTTGAAAAGCTTGCTACTAATCTTGAACAAGGTAAAGCACCTTTTGATCAGCAGCAAGCATTAACTTTAGAGTTCTATGAAAAAAGAATTACTTCTTTAGAACGTAAACTTGACAAATTAAAAGATGAAGTTTATCGCATGAAGGCTAACGGTAAAGGAGGACACTAGTATGGTAGAAACTATGTTCATACTTATACTGTATCTTAAAGGCTCTGCTATAGAATATATGGGACACTACGATGTTCAAGGTAGGTGGAGAGTAATGGGAATGTCAGGTTGTCTTTCCATGAAGAGAACATTGAAAAGAAATGGATGGAGAGATTCTAAGGTATCCGATACAAGATACTCTTGTGAAAAAAGAAAGGTTTATTTAGAGAAAGATAAGTTCGGGCGCATGGTTGTAGCAAGGATTGTAGAGTAATGCCAAATGCAGTAAGCCTTACAGAAAAAGCAAGAAGTCACCTATTAAATATCTGCAATGATGAAAAACAAAATTATATACATCTATCTGTAGCTGGAGGTGGATGTGCAGGATTTTCTTACAAGTGGGATTTTGCAAACGAGTACGAAGCTACCGACGAGGTTATAAGTATAGAGCACGATAAAAAACTAATTATAGATGGTATGTCTCTAATGCATCTGATTGGTATGGAGATAGACTATAAAAAAGATATCTTCGGTTCTATTTTGCATATAGACAATCCAAATGTAACATCTAGTTGTGGTTGTGGAGAATCGTTTAATATCTTATAACAGGGAGGATATTTCGATGGAGGCTCTCATTATGGCTATTGGAGCAAAGACCTGCTGTATTCTTGCTTCTGGTTGCGGGGGTTTAACAAATTGGGCGGTACAAAAAAGAATTTCGTGGAAAGACTTAGGACTAGCTTGCCTTGTAGGTTGGATAGCTGCTGAGTTTTTTCTACCTCCAGTTATGATGCATTTTGAGTTAGAGATGGTTTGGGGGCCAGCTATGGCTTTTATAATTGGCTACTGTGGTATTCGTATACTACCAACTATAGAGGAACGACTTAAGAATTTAATTTCAAGTAGCAAAATTTAAAGCTTGCTTTAGTATATTATTTATGGTACAATGAGCGAACGTGAATCCAATAACATAGTTTTTTTAGAAGAGGTAATAAAGCAGAAGTTACGTAAGGAAAAAGAGCTTGCTTTTTACGAACAAGAACTTGTCGTATTACAAACAAGGTTAGATTTTTTGAAAAGTGAGATTAGCCTTACAAACTTAATTATAAACCTCGTAACATCTGAAAGCGAATTGGATATCAAAAAAGTTCCACAGAACTTACGTATAGTGGAATATCTTGATAAAAAAATAAAGGAATAAAATATGGCTTGCTCTTGTAAAAATTGTCTTAATCCAGAGTGTCCTTGCACGGGACCAAATTGTGATGGATGTGACTGTGGTTGTCACCATCAAAAAAATTTAAAGAACCATTTATTGTGGAATGGGTTTTCTAATTTTACATACAGTGACATGTGAGTACGCATGAACCGTAAAGAACGTAGAGCGAAAGCTAAAACAGAAAAGACAGAAACAAAGAAAGAATACAATCCGCTAGAAAATTCTAACGATCAGCCTTTCAAGGAACATATGCTTCATATGAAGGAAGCACATGATATAGGGCATCTTTTATGGTTACTGAATACAGGGCGTCTTTCACTTCCGTATCATCATCATCACGAGGAAGCATTAAATCTAAAACTTCCCTTTGATGCTATTTCAGAAAACTACTACAAGACACAACCAAACATTGTAGTTATTGATGACTTTATGAATCTGGAAGCGTTGCAAAAATTAAAGAACTACTGTCTTGAGTTTCCATTTTGGAATACAATCTATGGCAGAGGATACTTAGGTGCATTTAGGCAAAATGGATTTACACCACAAACTTTAGAAACATTAGCTTTAGAGATGGTGCAGAACCTACCCGATATTTTTAATACGACCAACAAACGTAATCTATCGCAGATGTGGGCATTTAAATATGAGTCTAAGTGTCCCGGCATTGATATACACGCAGACTTTGCGGCTGTTAATGTAAACTTCTGGATTACTCCCACAGAAGCAAATGCAGATTATGATAAAGAAAAAGACATTGGTAAAACAGGGGGCATGTGGATTTGGGATGCAGGTGCTCCTCCTGACTGGGACTTTAATAGATACAACGGTGACGATAAGAATGAAGTTATGGAGTATCTAGAAAAGCAGCAATCAAAGGCTGTATATATTCCATATAAGTATAATCGGTGTGTTATGTTTGATTCTAATCTGTTTCATAAAACAGCAGATGTAAACTTTCTTCCGGGGTTTGACAATAAAAGAATAAATGTAACGATGCTATTTGGTCAACGTGAAAACACTGGAGTAGAACCTCAAGATATGTTAGAGGCTGAAAAGTTACGAAAGATGACTTCTCAATCTATTTTAGAAAACTTTGATTTAGAAACAGGCAAAATTAAATCCGTAATGGAAGAAGCTGTATAGGAAAGGATACATATGTTAGGTGCACTTATAGGTCCAATTGCTAACTTAGCTGGAACTTTTCTTCAGGGTCAGTTAGAAAAGACCAAAGCAAATAATGAAGTTAAAGTTGCTACTGCAAAAGCAAAAGCAGCGGTATTGGAAAAGCAAGCAACAGGTGAGATTGAGTGGGATGTAGAAGCAATAAAAGGTTCTACAAGCTCGTGGAAAGATGAGTGGCTTACTGTACTGTTTTCCATTCCTTTGATACTTGCTTTTATTCCCGGTGCTGATCATATTGTTATGAATGGATTTGAGCAACTTCACAAGATGCCAGATTGGTATCAATATAGTTTAGGAGTAATTGTAGCAGCTAGT